ACTGGCTTTCACAAATGCCTGAAAATGTAGCGTGTAATTACCGAGAGGAAATGGTTGATCTACACGGTACGCGAGTTGAGATAATCTTTTACATACCAGACGAGGAGGTTACACAATGAGACTAGAGAATATCGAAGCGTTAAAGGTACGCAACAGGAACGAGAGGGCAGAGAGATACTTAGCCCTTAAAAGACACGACAAAGCCGTTAGATCGACGCACAGAGCGGATATAAGCATATCGTTTCTAGCAGGCTTAACTGTAGCAGTGTTGGTCATGGGCTACCATATGCACGTTGGAGGGCTGTAACATGACTCAGAAAGAACGCATATTGGATTACTTGGAGCGCGGGCATACATTGACGCGCTTGAACTCTTGGAAGATGCTAGGCATATTAGAATGTCCTGCTAGGATCTGCGAGTTAAAACAAGACGGCCATGACATAAAGACAGAACGGTTAACAGTAACTAATAAATATGGTGAAAAAGTATCTATTGCCAAATGGAGGTTGTAATGAAAACAATAGAACAAGTAAAAAAAGCCGTAGACGATGGTAAATTGGTAAACTGGGCTAGTGATATTTACGAGGTCAAATACTGGCCTATACCCAACATATACGTGGTAGTTTGCACTCTAAATCAATATGCTACTGGGCTTTGCAATGAATGCGTTAAAGATTGCTATATATCCTAAGAATATCTAACCCTGCCAAGCCTCCATTATGGGGGCTTTTTATTTCCCTTCGTATTTGTTCCTTAGGTAGTCAAGCGACACCATCATAACATCCCCTGAGCCGTCATTAACTTCGTGCAACATCCACACGCCACGCCATGACAAGTTATTATGCGGGGTAAGATAATTCTCTTCATGTTGGTAGAATATCCCTGCAAATATTCCGATCATTTGTTTGCCATCTGCACGTCTTGCAAAACTAATAGCCCTGTCTTGAACATGGCCCTGCACTGTACTCATGTGCATTTTGTTTAACATCAAAGTGGGGTTAGCTACTGGTCTCCCCATTATTCCACTGGTAAAGTAGTGTTGGTAGGCAATGTTATCTATGACTACGCATTCCAAAAAGCCATGCACCTCCCAACCCATTTCCTCAAGCTGAAAATCTTTAAACCCTATCAGCCCATCAAGCATGGGATCATCTTCAATCGCGCGTGTGATTCTGTTTTCATGGTTGCCTAACGTGAACACTAATCTAGGGTTCCACTGCTTGTGCTTGTTTGCCTTCAACCTTTTTTGCTCTGCCCTGATAGGTGCAAGGAATTTCTGCATAGCTTCGATGCCTGCGTCTATGTCTTTAGAATACCGCCTACCCTCAAATGATTTCTTGCCCTTGTCGTATGACGAAAGAGATTCCATGTCCCAATGGTCTCCGCAATGCACAATAACATCGGGTTTCTTTTCTGCCGCGTATTTCCCTGCCCATGTCAAATGGTCAGTCGGTGTATTGGGTTTAACTTGAGTATCTGGAATAATAAAATGCTTCATAGAGCCTCACAAAAAAACGCCCCGAAGAGCGTTATGAATTTGTTAAATCGTCTTTTGCAATGGCAAGCAAGCCGCACACTACAAGGACTATGTAGTAAGTAATCATTTCAACCTCATTATGTCTGTGAAGCGCGATTATACTTACCTCCCATCCCTTTAGGTAATGACTTTTCTAAATAAGTGGCATACCAAAAGGTTATTTTTTCACTTCATCCGCTATCAAGAAATCAATGTACTGTTTTGCCTTGCGTAAATCCTCAATACCACCCTTATCACGCCATCGGCTGACATATTTAACCACATTTCCCTCGCAATATCCAAGTTGGTTGCCCAAGATGTAATCAATGGGCTGTATCTCGAGGTCTTTGTAGTGGGTTCCACCTATCTGGATATCCTTACTCACATTGTTATCCTCTGAATTATCCATTTAAACCTGCACCATTCTTAATATGCCATTGTTGATGATGACCAGAACATAACCACATAATATCAAGAGGCTTTGAGTAGTCGCAATGGTGCGCTGTAATGTTTTCCTCGGTGCCGCATACAGCGCAAGGCTCAGGAATCAGTGTTTTGGCAATAATAGCGCGACTAACCAGACGATGCGCCTTGATCTTGGTCTGATTATTAGCTCTATATTTCTTGAAATATTCCTTCCTTTCCTGATACCTGTTACCCCTGTTATGGTCGTACTCTCTACACTTGTCTATATTATCTAGACGATACAGCCTGCTATGCTCTCTGCAACACACAGCGCAATCAAGCTTGTAACCATCGCGGCCAGTCTTGGATTTATAAAATGCGGACAGGGGTTTAGTCCATCCGCATTTGCGGCACTCTTTAGTGTCCATGTTAAAAAGGAATATCTTCAGAGGGTAACTCAGCCACTTGAGGCTTATCCATAGAAGATTGGCCGCCATCAGTGTAGAAAACCTTAACATTACCCAAGATAGGAGTCTGGACACCTTTCTCTCGCTCTTCTTTGTCTATAGACTGACTGATAAAGCCGTTGTTCTCATACTGGTCAGCAACCATAGTGTCTACAAACGTAGTGAGATCAAGGTAAGTACCCTTTTCTCCCTTGTATAGCCGCTCTTTGTCGATCTTTGTTACATCAATTCTTACCGATAATCCTACTTTCATTTTAAATTCTCCGTTTCATTTACAATAATATCAACAGCCTTTTGTACTTCAGCCGCCAACTTCTCTATGTACTCGTCATCTCGCTCCACCCTAATAATTAGGTAATGAGGCTTTTTGTCAGAGTACGCCATTAAATCCCACCACTTAGCACCTGTAATCATCATGCAACCCATGATTTGTTGCTTGTACTTAGTAACAAAGGACTTATTGTCTCTATGATAGCCTACCATGTTAGCAGGACATTTTATCTCTAGCCCTCCCTCAAAATTGCCATCGCTATCTTTAATAATACCATCTGGACTGCAACCAAACTCTTCTGAATCGTCTAGTATAAACCCATATTCTGTGACTTTTTGCTCAGTTATGAATGAATAATATTCACGCGCTTCAGGCTCTAAAAAACTACCGCGAGCCATGTGCTCATTCACGTAAACAGGGACGCGAACACCATTTAACCTTTCATCTATCAACTCATCAATGTATTTTGCAGAAGAGATGCTTGGCTTCCCTGCGGAGGTAATCAGCTTGTTAAACATGGAAGCAGAGGGTCTACCCAATCTTGAGGCAAACCACTCGTCACTTCCTTGTTCATGGTCTAAGATTATCACTTATTAGCCTTAGCATTCAGTGCCGCTACAGCTTTAGAGTAGTGGACAGCTAACATATCATCCACTGAGGTTGCTTTGAAGTGCTTTAGAAAGACTTTAACATCTACTTTATGCTCTTCTATTAGCCCTTTGATCTCTTTAGCCTGATCGCCAGACACTACAGCATTTTTACTCTGGTTATTCCTAATCATTGCCGACTCTGCATCATCATCAGCAGTTGGTATACCTGCGATAGACTGCAAAGCGTATCGTCTTGCGTAAGTAATGGCGCTTCCTGCCGCTTGTGGATCAGCTTTAGTTGTGGGTAGTGTGTAGCTATGCTCCAAATACTCTCCAGATTCATGCATTAATAAGGTTGATACACCAATTCTACCATCGTCATTCGTTGGAAACTGAGTGTAAGACAGACCATGATTTGCAAACGGCTCTTTAATGGCCTTAATGACTGAAGTTAGATCAGCATAATCAGACTTAAAGAATGGGTTTTTACTATCCTTAACTGCACCGCCCATTTCTGCTTGTGCTTTGCATAAAGATGCCGCTAGATTTTTAATTGACTCGCTCGTATTCATTGTTCGCTCCTCGCTGTAGCATTCGCCTCTAGGGTGTATGCCTTACCAAAACCTTTGTAGTATTTAGCTGACTCTCCGTCTTGCGCTTCGTAACCATGTATGCAATCGTACTCGCCTCTCTCAAAGTCTGAGAAACTTTCCAACATTAAGTTAATGTAGATGTTGCCATCTTCGGGAGGGCCTGTTCTTGCTGGGTCTTCATACTGTTTCATATCTATCTCCTATTGTTGTTTGTCATAGTATAATGAACTACGGTTAACTAGATGTCAACAAAAGATTGACTATAGACTAAAATCAATTTACAGTTCACGCTCACTACCAAGGAGTTAACATGGACATCAACAAATCAATCGATTATTTTATGTATGAGTTAAGTTTAAATCAAAGTCAGCTTGCTGTTGAGGCAGGTTTGGACTTGGCTACCCTAAGTTTGATCAGAAACAATCACCGATCTCCCAGCATGAAGACACTAACTAAACTAGCTAATGCTTGTGAAGTTAAGGTTAGCGAGTTCATTGCGGTAGGTGAGTGATGGAAAAGCCATCCTATTTTGCTATTCTTACTGCTAATGTGCGTTATGACAAGACATTGAAGCCACTGGCTAGATTGTTATACGCAGAGATCACTGCATTGTGTAACAAAGAAGGCTACTGTTGGGCGGGTAATCAATACTTTGCTGATCTATATGAAGTGGACAAGAACACAGTTAGTGGTTGGATAGGACAGCTTAAGACACGAGGATACATCACAGTACAACTTGAATACAAAGAAGGAACTAAGCAAATCCTCAATAGGTATATACGAATTAATGGGGAGGGTATACACAAAATAATAGATACCTCTCTACAAAAAGATAGTTACCCTATCAACGAAATAATAGAAGTTAATAAGACAATTAATAATACATTTAATAATACAGTTAATAATAAGGATTATTTTAGTCAGTTTTGGGACTTCTATCCTAGAAAAGCAGGTAAGGAAGCGGCAAGAAAAGCATGGGAAAAGTTACAACCTAATGAAGAACTGATGACATTGATCGCTAACAACATACAAGAGCGCATAGATAAAGGTGAATGGCGAAAGGATAATAAATCGTACATCCTACACGCGAGTACTTTTTTAAACCAAAAACGATGGGAAGACGAAGTCTTGGAGAAACAACATGAAAAATCTAAATCAACTGATACAGCAGGAAGTAAGTGGCTTAACCTCGAAGCCGACTTCTGAACCAGAAAGAACACCAGAGGAAAAGCAAGCAACTAATTACTTGTTTGGATTGTTATCTGTTGTCTTTGGAGAAAAGAAGATGTCCGTGACCTTCCCTGATGAGATGTTAATCGCGGCTAAGAGAATGAACGCCACAGCTATTGGGAAGTTCAGCCGTGAAGAGATAGACAAGGGCATAGTGTTTATCAAAGAACAACGTGCTAATGCTAACTCTGACTTTGACTGGCCTAACCTTGATCTTATCATTGGTGCGATCAGGGATGCGAACAGAGTAAGAGCATTACACCGTGAGTACGAGCCACCTGCCGCGCTTATAGGACATGACAAGTCTGTAGCTGAAGAAGCAGGGCGAAAGGCTCTTGATGAAATGAAAGCATTGTTTAGCTAGGAGAATGATATGATTCAAGCGTTTACTGATACTGAGGCCGCTGTTGAAGAGGCACATTTTATACAGCATTTATTAAATGAAAATGCATATATAGCACTAGATGCAGGACATAAGTTATACGTGCTAACAGCAAAAGATATGGAACGTCCTGCTAATTGCAGATTTACCGTTATTGAAACATTTCACTCTAAAGGAAGTATGGACTATGAAGCAAAAAGGTTCTTCAAAGATTATGCCTGACAGAACTAAGAAGGTTAAGTTTGTAGGTGATAAAGATGGCTTTGAGAATGGCAGGATATACACCCTTGTTGAACTTTCTAAAATTACAGGTATAAAGCCTAATGCCCTTCAAAAAAGGATAGGGACCAGCAATTTTTTTAATGAACATCATGTTAGACCGACATCTCCTTATCAAAATTACGGAGGGGATAGACTGAAAAGAGAAAAGAAACCTAAAGTTGTAAGTAGCGTATTTGAAAGTCACATTGAATTAATTAGCGCACAATGGTTAAAAAGGAAACTCTAATGGGTGAATCTTACACAGTAAACACTGAACAGAAGAAAGAATTGTTTAAGAAGTTTGTCGATGAGTTGTTTGAAGACAAGCAGTACATTACTTTTCGATACACGTTTGGTAAGCCACGATCACCAAAGCAACAAGCGGCACTGGAAGTGTACTTCAGAGAGGCGGCTAAGAAACTAAACGATGCAGGTATCTACCACCAGATGAACGCTAAGTTTATGAAGGGTGACATCGAGATACCGTGGACGCAAGAATCATTTAAAACATTCTGGAAGCAGATTCAAAACACCATGTATGACATAGAATCTACTACAGAGATACACTCGGACAAGGTAGCTAAAGTATATGACGCTATCAATCGGGGTTTAGTGGAGCGAACAGGTATACACATACCATTCCCCTCAAAAGATATGACTGATTAGGAGTTAACATGGATACTTTATTAGGCATTGCATGGCTCATACTTATGGGATTATTTGTAAAAGGTTATTGGAATCTAATCAGAGATGAACAAAAAGAATGGGAAAAGAAAAACAAACGCTAGGGTATACTCTGTGAAGGGTTCTAGAAGGGCGATTAAAGGGCTTGTAGAGCTTTCTAAGCGAGTTTAGGGATAAATATGATCTACCCTACAGGGTATGGTAAAATGAGGTTATTTATGGCTGTTACATTACGTTCTAAGTGTTTGACTGCAATACAGAAATTGGCAAGAATCTCTGCCGCAGATGAGTATGGAATGGTTCAGTGTGTATCGTGTGATAAGAGAATGCACTGGAAGGAATGTGATGGCGGTCACTACATAGCTAAGGGTAGTAGTTCGTACTGGGCATTAGAGGTTGAGAATGTCCACCCTCAGTGCAAGGGCTGTAACGCTTTTGGTATGTCCAAGGGTAGTGCTGAAGGACAGTACACTCTATGGATGATTGATATGTACGGTGAGGACTTTGTTCGGCAGATGCACCAAGATAAGAGAAAGATTAAGAAGTTGTACACTGCTGATTACAGAGATATGTTGAAAGAGTTTAATGATTTAATTAAATATCATGAGGATAGACTGTTATGAGTAATTTCTTAAATGACTTACGGAACAAGGCTATTGATTTAAAGATGGAGCATATACCAATACAGATGGATTCGATCTTTGAGGCTGTGCTGTATGGCTCTGCCCTGCCTGCTTATGCAGTAGAAGAGATAGACTTAATCTGGTCTGAGGTAGAGGCTGAACAAGAGGCTCTTGCTGAACCTCCTACAGATGAAGAATTAAAGTTGCATCACCCTACGTTTAGTGTAGAATAGATTCTGTGTTAATGATGAGTTACACAACCCCTTAGGACTCGTGCTCCAACACGATTACTAAAATATAATTTTCTATTTCATGTGTGTTACCTAGTGTTGTTTTGCCCCTTCGGGGGCTTTTTTTGGTATAATCAGAGCATGGAAAAGAAGAGTCTCTTAAAAAGAATTGGCGTATCTGGGTACAATAAACCTAAGCGTACACCTAACCATCCTACTAAGTCTCACGTTGTTGTTGCCAAATCTGGTAGTCAGGTAAAGACTATTCGTTATGGTCAGCAGGGCGTATCAGGTGCAGGCTCTAATCCTAAGTCAGCTAAACAAAAGGCTAGACGTAAATCATTCAAGGCTCGCCATGCTAAGAACATCGCTAAGGGTAAGATGTCTGCGGCATACTGGGCTAATAAATCTAAATGGTAGGGGAATCAAATGCCACAAGGTAAGGGTACATACGGAAGTAAGGTAGGACGACCAAAGAAAGTAAAAGCTAAACGCGCACGTTCTATGCCGCTAGACAAAGAGCAAGCTGAAAAAGCTATACAGGCTTTGCGTGATGAGGCAGGCAGAAAGAAGTACCGTAAAAAGAAATCAATGTTGAAGAAATAATGAAAGGTTTATACGCAAACATACACGCTAAGAGAAAGAGAATAGCCGCTGGGTCTGGTGAGAAGATGCGTAAGGTTGGGTCTAAAGGCGCCCCTACAGCCAAGGCATTCAGGAAGTCTAAGAAGACAGCAAAGAGCCTGTTAAGTTAATACGTCCAGATAACAGGCATAGTCTTTCTAGTGTCTACATGGATGAAGGTCTTAGCTACCCCTATCCCATTGAAGCCCATTGACTGAGCGTTCTTTATAATCTGGTACGCTTCGTTACCGTTATTGATTCGTATGTCACTGGCTATCCCTTGTCCGTGGGTTCCGACCTTTGCCTTTCTTGCTTCGATGCTATGTGTCTTATCCCTGTACCCACTGGTGATGATAAACGGAAATCCGCATACATGACGCAACTCATCCAGCTTATCCATAAAATCAACACACATCTCATTGTTGCCTGTCTCCTGACAATCAAAGTCTTTTAACTTAAAGTATCTCATTTGTCTCTCTGTACGCCCTTAGCCTTCTCTACAGTTCTCATAGCACCAAGACCTAGCATACCCATAAGAACAGGCATCATCTCAGATAAAGAAATAAGGGGTATTGAGACTTCAGACTCAGACAATGCTAATGCAAAGTTAGCCATAGGAATTAAGATGAAGTTACCTGCCATACCGATTGCACAAATCCAACCCACTGCTGGTCGCCAACCTGCGACAAACATATTCTTATGTGCCGCCTCTACCTTGTTGACTTCAAGCTGTCCTTTAGCAAGCTCCTGAGCATGACGCTCTGCCATTGTAGCAATCTGGTGAGCCAAGACATTACTCTGATCTTTATCTTGTATGAACTTATCAAGAAGCCCTGCTATTGGATTTATAAGGCTACGCAGTATAGTCATTTTGATTTTCTATTAACTATCTCTTGTACTGTTTTAGATTCGTATATCCTGATGCCCAACCATATAATAGTAAATAAACTAGCGGTAGGCGGTAACCAAGCGGCCAAAGAAAGTATGCCTGTAGATGCGGCAATTACGTCAAGTGTGTCTTTCGATTGTTCATCAAGCATAGTAAGTTCCTTTTATTTCTCTGACATTGCTTGTGTTGTTTGATAACGGAAAAAGATTCCACCCATTCCAAATAGAATACTGGCTAACATAATAGTCTCAGCGGATAGGTTAAGCTGTAGGACGTACACTTGTAGAGCCGCTAAGGTTACACCAAAGACTTGCCATCTGTTACTACGGCTACGCCAAAATTGTTTTACTCTGTCCATGATAATTCTACCCACTCTTGGTTGTCTTCATCCCACTCATGTACACCTTCCTCTGGATAGGGTACAGGTGAGTCCCATAAACAAGTGTCTTCGTTTAGTGTCCAGCTAGGATAAGGCTGTGGAGGTATGAAAGCATCACGCTCCTCATCGAATGTGTAGCCAATCCCTGCATAGTTCTTGCGGAAAGGAGTACCATCGTTAGCGTGAACACCGCCATATGTATTGTAGCTAGTGCGCTTTGCTCCGTAATACTCTTCCCAGTTAATGTCACCTTCGTCTTTGCCGACAAACACCTGAGTGACTATGTTGTTATCTAATACTGCGTAATGTGCCATAGTGATTATCCAAAGGTTACTGTGTCAGTTGGGCCAGCGGCTGTGATTGTAGTTTTTTTGTAACCGCCAGATGTTGTAGTTGAAGAGGTAACACCACTAGTAAACGTAGGTGTAACACTGTCTGGATAAACTAAAATAATTATTCCTGAACCTCCAGCGGCCCCATTACTAAAACCACCGTAGTAAGAGCCGCCACCACCGCCTCCTCCTGTGTTTGCCGTGCCAGCCGCGGCAGATTGATTGTATTGTCTTCTTGCTGAATAACCGCCACCACCAGAGCCTCCATTACCACCATAGCCTCCCTGAAAAGCGCCACCGCCTCCTCCTCCTGCAAGGTAGCCTAATGCCGAAAATGGACTGAGAGTGACGTTTCGACCTATGCCTCCATGACCACCATTGTCACTACCACCATTGCCTCCTACGGCTCCTGCACCACCGCCTGCACCAGCACCGTAGTTAGGGCTACTACTATTACCAGAGCCGCCATTGTTTCCTTGCCCAGATGTTCCATAGCCAATGGTTCCAGTACCCAAGGCTCCACTTATAGCGCCACCGCCTGAACCACCATTGCCGCCAGCCTGAGGTGAATTATAATTTGACCCACCGCCACCGCCTATAGACACTATGCTAGAAACAGTAGAGTTGCTACCGCTTCCTCCTACGTCAGTCCCACTTTGGGGAAGCGCCCCCCCAGCACCAACAGTAACCTGATAAGCTGTATCAGTTTGTACTTCTAACAGGCTATTGCGAAATCCTCCTGCACCACCACCTGCTAAAGAGTAACTCGCCCCAGACCCTCCACCAGCAACGACAACATAGGAAAGAGAGAATGGCCCTGCACCACCACCACGACCAACAGCCTTGCCGATAGAGAAGACACTTACATTAGCGCCAATCATCACACCACCATTGCATGAATGCCAGTGGCAGTAGTACCTGTAGCTAGGACTCGGTTAACAGAGCAGATCAGATAGAAGTTATCAGGCACAGCTATTGTGCGAGAAGTCCCATACCTGTTGTGGAATGTTACGTTCCCTGCTCCTGTAATGTATAGGCCAATAGCAGTGTTGCCAGTGCCTACGTTATCTGCACCGTCAGCAGGAGTTACAGGAACCATATCGTAAACGCTACCGTTAAGTTGACCGCCTACACCTTCAAATGGATTTGACATTTTAAAACCTCTTTAAATTAAGATGCGGACAATGATCCTAACTGTCCAATGTAAAAATAAAAGTTACCCGATGTAGATCCTACTGGAGTAGCTTCTAACTTATTGGTTCCGTTATTTATCGCCCATGTAAATGACGGATGATTTGCACCACCACCTGTTGTTAGTCCGTTTTTAGCAATCTCTACAACCGTTGAACTGCCAGCGGTTCTTGTCACAAGAAGAACATAAGCCGCAGAGTTGTATAAAGTACCACTAGTAGGAACACCATTACTTGCAAGAATATTAAGAATACCAGAGTAATTATTTACGCTACCAAAAACAGATGCTAAATCTACAATAGGGGTATTAGCGCCAGTAACAGGCAAGTTGTTTACGCGAGTTACATCAATAGGATTAAGAACTGCAACTGTACTTGCAATAGAACCAGTAAGTTTACAGCTATTGAGGGTAAGTTTATGATTTTCATCAACCCCTCCATTTGTTACTGAAATAGAACCTGTAACATCGTTTTCAACATACCTGTTAATCTCAACATTAAGAGAGCTTAAAAGGTCGGCAGAAGCATTAAACGTTAAATTTGGAGTACCGCTTAATGTCCCAGACGAAGGAGGTGTAGTTGATCCTGCTGTTCTTGTGGTTTTAATAACAGAGCTTCCGTCTCCGTTTACCTTAAGATGATAAACATTATATGTCGATCCGTTAACAGTATAATTGTTACCTACTACTGGCGTTCCAGAAGGCATAGTGAAAGAAAATTTATTTTGATTTTCTAACTCGCTCCGTAACGAACCGTACCCCGAATTAGCTGAATTAGTACCAGACGTAAAACAAGAATTTAATGTACATCTAGTTCCACTTATTAAAGCATCATCATCAAATGTTGTATTTGCTTCAAACAAAAAACCCGACCTTAAAGATGATTCAGCACCGCAACTATCAAAAGAAACACCTGCTGTATTTCTTACTCGATAGCCATAACGACCAGTATTGTCAGCGCCACAGGATGTAAAGTTACTATAAGATACGTCTGAAATTAAGAAACCTTGTCCTGTGGTAGTAGTATTTAGCGCATAGCAGTTTTCTACGTTTAATGACGTATTGTAATCACCACTAAAATCAAACCCTGTTACACCGCCTTTAGATCGACACTGCGTCATTGTTACCATAAAGCAACGATGAACCTTAAAACATGAGGCTGTAAATTGTTGGCAAAAAACCCTTTCAACAAATATTTCACTACCAGCAGGAAGAGCTGATCCCCCTTTTGTACCACCTTCTAGTTCAAGTCCAACTGCCACCCGATTCCAGCCTAAAATCATAAAGTCTTTAAACGCGCAATAAGTAGGGTCTAATGCTTGAATAGCCTGCCATTGCGCGGGGTCCCCATTGCCCACAAATCCAGCCGCACAATCAATAACAGTATTGTGTATTCCTTCACCCTGTAAGGTAATAGATGCTAGGCTTGCAGGGTTAGAGCAATCTACAACAATAGGAGACTTAATGTAGTATCGGCCAACAGGAAAATAAACTACACCACCTGTAACCGTATCGTCACCAGTATCTAAACTGTCAATAGCCGCTTGAATTGCTGGTTGCCAGTCAGTGCCACCAGAAGAAAGGCTCTCAAAATCTTTTATGTTGACCTGAGCGCCTTCGATCATACTGTTTGTTGCTTTTGTTAAAGCCATTTTATTCTCCTAATTCGGGACGAGTAGCAGGGAATGAATCTGTAGAGGGCCATTGCCTTAGCTCTTCCCTATAGGTTATGTAATAATCACGCTGTGGATGATCTGTTAAAGGCATGATGTAATCAGTAGAGGCTAGTTCTGAATCTCGCCACTGACGAGCAGTCTCTTCTGCTGTAGGCTCTGGGGGTGTAGGTTCAACCCACTCTTCATAGTGTTCAAAGTTAGCTTCAACAAACTCTGCGTCTGCAACGATGGTATTTGTGATGTTACCGTCAGCATCTTTAATATTATATTTCATTTAATTCTCCTTACGGTATGTACTGAATAACAACACAGCCTTGTCCACCACGGCCTGAAGTTGCGCCAGCCGCCCACCCAGAATAAGTATATCCACCGCCACCACCTATAGAAGCATGACCCGCAAACATATTTAGGCCATATTTAGCCGCTCCTACACCACCTGCCAATGGCCCTGCTACCTCTGGCCCATAACCCTGTGAAGAGGAAGTAACATATTGATTTCCTCCTCCGCTACTGCCAGATATTTGACCAAAACTAGATGAATAAAAATCACCCAATATGTCGCAACTACCTGAAACAGTGTAATTAGTGTCGTTAACTGATATACCGTCATTTCCTGTTCCTGTCAGTCCTACAGCACCACCGCCTCTGCTAAAGCCTCCGCGTCCACCTGCGTTGTTTACGTCTCCATTAGAAGCCGTACCCCCAGTAGTGTAAGCTCCAGTAGTTAAAGCTCCACCTGCACCACCAGTAGCCGTTAGTGTAGAACTTAGTCCTGTACCTGCAACAGTTGTAGTGCCTCCTGCGTTTCCTGCACCGTAGGCTCCCACTGTGGGTGCGCCTCCTGCGCCAATAACAACAGTAAATGAGCCAGAGGTAGTTACTGCTAAAGAGTTCTTTCTGCAATAACCTCCTGCCGCACCACTTTGAATGGTAAAGTCAACCGCTGACGCGCCACTACCACCTGCCCCGATAACGTGAATCATTATGTTACCGTCTTGAGGTGGAACCCAAGTTTGAGACTTGTGTAAAAAAATTGTGGGGAATGAACTACCTCCACCGCCACCTATAAAATCTGAAAAATTACTCACGACATTACCCACCCTTGCGTTGCGTCTGTATATATGAATTGTATGGAAAGATATGCGGCATCCATTGTAAAGTCAGAAGCACTGCTCATTATTTTTGATCCATTTCTACCCACCACTGTGTTAGTAAAGTTACCCACCGTTACCAACACTCTTTGCCCTATGGTTGGTGAAGCAGGAAGCGTAATAGTTCTACCTGCCGCGCTTACATAAACGTGAGTATTAACCGTAGCCGTAACAGATGCAGAAGTAACTACCGTCGTTATGCCCACTGCTACAGGCTCTGAAGCTATCTTAGCCGCTGTTACAGCATCGTCTTGTATAGCTAATGTTCCTACACTGTCTGCCGCTGGTGAGCCTATAATAGACGTAGTAAACCCAGCAACCATAACCTCAATAGATGAGCCAATAGGAGGAGCAGTAGAAAAGGTAATTGTAGTTCCTGATACAGAGTATGTACTCTTAAACTGATACACACCGTTAATGTAAACAAAGGTATTATTCTTGATAGCAGAAGAGCCAAGA